AAGAAAAAGGAGGCGAAGAGTGGCACAAAATCATGGTGCCTGCAATTAACTTAGATGGTGAAGCTTTATGGGAAGATAGATTTAGTTTAAAGAAATTACAGAATATTAAAAGAGCTATTGGAGAATTCGAGTGGTCAGCTCTATATCAAGGAGAACCAACGCTTAGAGAAGGTAACAGGTTCAATATGGGGTCAGTTCAAGTACATGATACCCTAGATGACTTTCCAAATATGTTATACGTAAGAGCTTGGGATTTGGCTTCTTCTCAAAAAGAAAGAAATAAAGCAGATCCCGATTGGACTATTGGAGTTTTAGGAGCAGTTAAGAAAAATCGTTATGGTATAGATGAATTATGGATTAAAGATATAGTTATGATACAGAACGAAGCTCCTCAAAGAGATGCTAGGATAAGGACTACGGCTGATCAAGATGGTTCGAGGGTTAGAGTATACGTTGAAGGATTTGGAGCTTATAAGGATGCGTATACAACCTTAAGGAATATATTGATGGGTAGAAACATAGTTAGTAAGAGTAATTTGCCCGGAGATAAGTCAGTAAAAGCGGCGGGATTAGAACCTATTTTTGAAGCTGGTAACGTACATATTCTAAAAGCGGCTTGGAATACACCCTTCTTAAAACAATTTAGAGAATTTCCATATTCAAAACATGATGATATTGTAGATGCATGTTCGATTATTTATGGAGAACACAATAAATCAAAATCAGGCATATTAATCGTAAGGTAGTCAGATTGATAATTATTGTAATATAAAAGTGTGCATAATACAATAAGAATAGATTATACAATTTCCAAAATCAACCATAAACATAAAGCGTAAAGGCTAAAATATGGCTATAACTCAAGATAAGGCGACAAAGACCCTATTAGAGCGGTATAACGAGATTTATGCCTCTAGGAGTGAACAATTAGGTATAAACATATTAGGTTGGCGTGGAGGCAGACCTTATGTTGATGAACGTTTAAGTAGATTTCCTGGAGAAAGTGATAGTGACTGGGCTGGAGGTTCAAGAAAAGACGGTTCTACTTTTTTAGGTAGAAAGGCTCAAGCACATGTTATACCATATCTAGCAAGAATTGTCAATAAAATAAATCAATATGTTTTTTCCACAGAACCTATTAGAGCTGGGGTTTCAGAAGATGTCCTAAACGATATTACACACGACGGTAAAAGTATTGACTCCTTTATGTCAGAAGTTAATTCTCTTTATACGGTGTGTAATTGGTGTTGGATTGGTGTAGATGCGCCGCTAGTTACAGAAGATAAGAACGGGCAAGTAAATCAAGTAAGTCAAGAAGAAAAAGAAATAAATAAAATTCGTCCATATTGGTCAGTTTATTCTCCTTTATCGGTTGTAGATTGGTTATTTAACGACCTAGGAGAACTACAGTGGCTTATAACAGAAGGTTGGGACTATGTAGTAGCATCCCCTTATGAAGAAGCTTATAACCAAAGGTACAGAAAACTTTGGGAATTTGGTAAAGTCACAAAGTTTATTTATGATACAAAAGATGACTCAAAATTGGAAGATGTAATTATAACTAATATTTCTTTACAAAATAAGATACCGTTCGTCTTAGTTGGTGAATTAAGTTCGGAGCCACATGAATTTGATGATTTAGAGTCGATTAACAGAACAATTATGGATTTAGAAAGTTGTAATAGACAGAATTTTTATAATAGTTGCTTTCCACAGATGAAGATACCTGTTTCAGTTTTAGATACAGTTATGTCCACTTATCAGGTTGCCGCAGAAGAAGCTACACAGATGGTTATGGGTTATAATTATCCTATATTGATGAACGAAACAGATAAAGACCCAGGTTTTATTATGCCAGATGCAGATGCTTTAGGGGCGATGCGTGAAGAATTAACAAAATTAAGAAAAGAATTATTCGACTCAACAGGGTTATTACTTCAAAAAGATACGAAGATGGTAGAGTCGGCAGAAGCTAAAGCCTTTGATTTTATGGATATTGAAGCAGTTTTACAAGAGCGGTCAAGAATATTAACAGAGGCTGAAGATGAAGCGGTAAAGATTTCAAAATTATGGGACTCAAGTTTTCCAGTATGGTCACCTTCATATAACGTGTCGATTAAAGATAATATTGATACTGATACTGAAGAGGCAAAAACAAAAACAAAAATAGATTTAAAATAAACTAATAAACTAGAATTGGTGTGATTAGAACCGTTGATCTAATTGTATGGTTTCCAGACCGGTAAACTGGAGGAGAAATAAACATGAGTGTAGAAGTAATATTAGAAAAGTTAAAAGCGACAGAGGGTATGGAGTCAGATGCTAAAGAATTAGAAGAGGCAATTAAAAAGGCTAAAGCTAATAAAAGTACTGATACAGATGCTAACGGAGTAAAAGAGTTGAAAATTGCTAAAGCGGCACAAGCTAGAATATTAGAAGAGAAGAAGAAAATTCAGGATAAGTATGCTGAATTGGAAACTCAACTTGATGATATTAAGTCAGCCGATTTAAGTGAAGTCGATAAATCTAAGAAAGAAATTGACAAACTTACTAAAGCAAAGATAAAACTTGAGTCCGATTTAGTTGAAGTAGCGAAACTATCCGATGCCAACCAACGAGAATACAAGTTGGATAAAATTGGTAACGGATTAAAGTTTTTAGACTCGGTTCCTGAAGATATGCGTGATTATGCTATTAGAGAAGCTTTCAAGGGTGTAGAGGATTTAAGTAATCAAGATGAGGTTACTACTGTTCTAGATGCGTTTGTAGAAAGTCATAAAGGAGTGCTTGCGGCAGATACAGCGGCAAACGGTTCTGGTTCTAGTAGCCCTTCTAAAACTGTGCTTACGTCAAAGTCTCCAGACAAGATGACGATAGATGAACGTGCTAAACATATAAGATCGAAAGCGGTAGGAAATAGTATTATTTAATTACTAATTGCTAATTGTAATCGTATAAATCTTATTTTTTTTAAAAAACAAAAACAAAATAAAGGATAAATATTATGAGTAACACTTTTTTAACACCAGATATGATTGTACGAGATAGTTCGATTATGCTTTCTGACAACTTAGTTATGGCTAAATTGTCGAACAGAAATCATGAACAAATCTTTGCAAATAAAATTGGGGATACAGTTGCTATTACGACTCCACCACTTCAAACTGCTAGGGATTTTATTGATGACTCTGGTACGGTAACAAATAACGATGTAACTGAGTCGTCTGTTGATTTGACTCTTTCGGAGCAACCTTATATTGGACATGCTCTTACGACTAAAGAAAAGTCTCTTGAATTAGATGACTTTAACGCAGTTGTTTCTCAACCTGCTATTCTTGCTATTCAAGATGCGATTGATGTCTATACGGCTAATATTGCGGTAGTTGGATTTTCTAGATATACTGCTGGTACTGAGGGTAGCAATCCTTCTACTCTAGCTCATATCGCTGCAGCTCGAAAAATTATGCAAGACAACGGTGCACCAAAAGAACAAAGAGTTGGTGTTATTAATACGACTGCAGAAGCTTCGTTTTCACAGTTGGCTCAATTCTCCAGTTCTGATTATGGTTTAGATAGACCTTCTGGACTTAGAGAAGCTACTTTGGCTCGGACTTTAGGATATGACTGGTTCGCAGATCAGAATATGGCTTCGGTTGTTCGGGGTGATGTTGCAGAAGCTACTGCTGTTAAGGGTGCGACTCAAACGGGTACGACTCTTATAGTTGATAAGGGTTCAGCCGCTTCTTCTGGTACGATTAATAGGGGTGCTAGGTTTACGGTTGCTGGTGATACTGTTGTTTATACTGTTATGGTAACGGTTGCTAATTCAGCTACTGATGACTTTAGTATGACTATTGCTCCAGCTATTACTTCGGCTCCTGCTGATAACGCTGTTGTAACTTGGAAAGCGGCTAATACTGGTAATATCATGTATGCCAAAAATTCACTAGCTGTTGCGATTGTTGCTCCAGCTCCTTTGGCAGTAGAGTCGGCAGTTTCTTACTACAACGGTATAGGACTTCGAGTTTCTATGAGTTCTAGCACTTCAACTTTAAGTGATCAGATTGTATATGATACTTATAACGGTGCTTTAGTTGTTGAAGCTAAGGGCGGAGTTGTAATTCAGGGATAAGTAAGTAATTAACGCCTTGCAATTAGAAAGTAAATTCTAATTGCAAGGCTTCTTTACAAATTTAGAAACTGGATTATTAGGAGATGTTATGGGTACTTGGACAAAAACAGTGGCAGATTGCGAATTATACTTTTTGCCAAATAATCACCTAAAAGCTTATTCGTTTAGGCAATATAATAAAGATGATAAACTTGCCGCTTTTACACAGGCGGTCAGAGAATTGCAAGTAAGTCAAGGTAGGCTTATGCAAGATCCTGATTTAGACTCTGATATTTATAGAGATGATTATGCTGTTTATGAACAAGTTATGTATATTCTGGACAATACAGCTCGTCAAAAGGCTTCAGGTATGCCTATGGTAATTGATTTAACTTCCACAGATGATAAGCAAGATACTAAAAGAATAGGGGTTTTAATTGCTCCAGAAGCTTTAAGGTATATGCAAATTAATCGAATAAAGATGGTAAGGGGATAATTAATTGGATACTAAAGTTACAGTCAATAATAATACAGACAATTATGATGTAAAAGTCGGCAGAGAAAAAGTCGTCGTTTTGGATCGTAATTTAGTTGAAGTTATTAAGTGTGATGTTCATGCAATTATAGATAAAGATGAACTTCAAGATTGGATGACTTGTGGATGGCAAACTAAAGATCAATTAATCGGAGATGCAGAAAAAGCTATGGAAGCTCTAAAAAAGAAAATAAATTCAAAGAAAAAGAAAAAGAAAAAGGGTAAGAGTTTATATGCAATTTAAATTGGAAATTAGAGGACTGAATACTGCTGTTAAAAGATTAGAATATGGCAGAAAGAAAGTCACGCATAATATTCAAAGATCCTTAGAACTTGTTGGTAAATTGGTAAAAAACGATGCAATTAGAAAAGCTCCTAAAAAGAGTGGTGCTTTAGAACAGAGTATAACCTATAAAACTGGTAGGAATTATGTGGATATTAAAGTCCCCAAGAATTCACCCGCTGGAGCTTATGCTTTAATTAGGCACTATGGTTATTATAATTTAGGAGAAGGTAGCAAATCAAAAGGGGCTGATGTTGGAAGGCTTTATATTAAAAGGGCAATAACTGACAATATTAGTGGTATTAGAAATATATTTAGAACTGTATTCAAGGACATATAGAAAGCCATAGGAGGCTCTAAAAGGGACGCGATATGGAAGACTTAGTAACAGCATCAACAGCTTGGAAAGACGCACAGGAGGCATGTTTTAACTACTTGGTAACGGGCACAGGGTATCAAGAAGGACTAAACGCTTTTCTAGGAGATCGTTTACCAAATAGTAAGGCAAATTTATTTTGTTTTATTGTTTCAGGTGGTAGAGATCAAACGCAAAATTATCAAAGTAAAAATCCAAGTTATAGTTGGTATTCAAACGCCATATTAAGAGGGCAATTTATTAAGATGGAAGATGCTATGGATTATGCGTCTAAAGTTCAAGATATTATGCCAGCTTATAAAAATCCAGACAAAGAAGGTCAAGTTCCAAGTGGTCATGTTAAAAATAGAGGTATACAGCCAAACGTAAATCTTTTTGAAATAACAAATCACCCAGAACTATTCAGTGATTTAGTAGAAGTAGATGGAAAACTAGTACAATATTGGGTGGTTATAATTAACTTTAGAGTTGTTTATAATCGAAAACAAATATAATTTAAAA